GTTAAGAATTGGGGCACTCCCATAAATATGTGGAGATTGTCTACTAAATCTGTGGATATCGTATATGAGGAAGTGTAATGTCTCGATCCAAAAACACGTTTCGGCAAGTCTGGGAGCCTGTTGCAGGCTATGTGTATGTCCTGCGTGTGGACTCTGCCTGGTGCAGAGGATGGAAGGTGTCTAGCGCGGCCGCGCCAACAAAATTTGGCATGTGTCGTTACCATCCTTCACACAACAAAGCACCTCTCAAAGCGGCGAAGCGTGTTGTGTATGCCAGGGCAAGAGACATTGAACAGAATCATTGGCAGAAATTGTATGTTCATACATATTCTTCGTTCCTTGGAAACGCAGCCGAGGTAGAATTCAAACTCAAAGAACGCTATAAGAGATTCCATCTCCGAGGAGAGTGGTTCAACTTAACTCCTCGACAAGTGCAGAATGCCGAGCGTTATCTTTTTCGTGAAGGACAATATTATGAGTCCCTTTGACTTCGTAAAAGAAATGCAGGACCCGGGCTGACTGGCAACACAGAACCCTAACGGGCAGTTACTACCCATAGGCCCGGGTGCTGCAATTTAGTGAATGGTATACATGCCGATTCGGCAAGAAAGAACCCTAACGGGCAGTGTCTACCCGCTTGGTGTGTATACCGCATTTCAATGGTCTGTGCGCTGACTGGCAACACAGAACCCTAACGGGCAGGAACTATCCACCAGCACACAGACTATAATTTATCATGAGGGGGCACTATGTTTCAAAGTTTGGATTATGGAAATGGAAGGATTGTCCGTGCGTGGGGCGCTGGGGAGCATGAGCATGATATTCATAAGACGTTTACAGACCTCCTCGCCCATGTTCCAGAGGGAACTATCTTAATTTGTGAACGATCCTTGGCAAATTTTAGCCGGCTAGATTATAATACCGGATTGGCCCTTGCTGCACAAAGAAACATTGAACTGAGGGCAGTCTCTACTCATGCAGTGAAGGGGTATCGAAAGATAATTAAGCAACCAAAACCCAGTCGAGGCGCGACAATTGAGGATGATATCAAAGATGCAAAGATATTATTGTTGTTGTTTGGAGAGGGAAGCACCCGCGCCTATGGCTGTTTCAAAGAAGAAAAAAAGAAAGAATTACCCACAGACCTCCGGGATCGTCTGAAGAGACTCATCGTGAATGCCAGAAGGAATGATAGGTGGGGTCCACAGAAAAAATGGCTAAAGGGGCATGGGTTTGAATGTATACCAGTGTTGTGTAGTGCTTATGTTGTGGCACAAGAAATACAACCCCTTGGGTTAAGTAGGAGAGTGTATAGGAAATTCACTCGCATCTCAGAATTTGGGCGGGCTAATGCCATTCACCGTTCAAATGGCACATATTGGCTATTCAGAAATAGCAAAAAGAAGAACTGGGATAGGTTGGAGGATCGAAAAGTGCGAGCGAAACAGGTCAACCAGATCATTGATAAGATTTGGCATAGAATCAGTATTCCTGATGGGGTTTTGCCAATATGAGTCCCTTTGACTTCGTAAAAGAAATCCAGGTCGGCAAACACGATCTTATGACTGACCCTCAGTCAGAAAAAGATTATGTGGCATTCATTATCAACAAGACGCTCTCCTATGAAATGGACTGCCTCTTGTATGCCAATGAAATGAACCGCAGGCATCACCTTGATAAGAAAATGCAGTATCACTACCTGCTCCATACCATTCGCGCCAGGCGCCGGGGGTTCCATAAGTGGTCCAAGCCCGGTGAGAATGACGCCCTTGTAGCCGTGAAAGAGGTTTGGGAATGCTCAGATCGTAAAGGCATAGAAATCCTCAGAATCCTCAGTCCTACCCAAATCGAAGAGGTTATGTCCATCACCAATAAAGGTGGAAGAGTCGGTAAAGCCAAATCTCCGAAACCATAAATAACTTCACACATTTCTGTGAGGTTATTATGTTTGATCTTGAATCCTGCGTCGAAATCACCCTAAAAACCCCTGACGATTTCTTAAAGGTCCGTGAAACCCTCTCGCGTATCGGTGTCGCGTCACGTAAAGAGAAGATTCTCTATCAATCTTGTCACATTCTCCATAAGCGCGGCCGCTACTTCATTCTCCATTTCAAACAACTCTTCGCCCTCGATGGCAAGCCTACGGACATCTCTGAGAACGATGTCGCTAGAACGAATGCCATTGCTCGTCTTCTCGTAGAATGGGGGCTCCTCAGCCTTGTCAAGCCTGATGCGTTGGTTGAGGTTGCTCCTCTTCATCAAATCAAAATCATCACCCACAAAGAAAAAACTGACTGGCAATTGGTGACTAAATACACCATCGGGAAGAAGCGGGTTGGTGATCAACCCCCAGTCTAACATTCTTTGGAGGTTCTATGAATCCAGCTATTGGTACTGTCGTGACGTTCATCCGCGCAACTGACGCGGTGGAGTTCAACGCTTTGGTTCTCTCGGATGAGGGTCCAGGCTTTGTCAAGGTCGCCTTTGTTGATACCACCAGCGGCCCCGCGTTTGTGGCCACCACAAGTGCGGTCCCTATTGCTGAACCCAATGCTCAGGGCTTAGTGATCGTCTAATGTTCCGCCGCTCTGGAGGAAATTATCAAAAATCTTCCAGAGCGGCAACATTAAAATTCTCTAATGTTGAAAATAAATGGGCAAAAACCACCTTCTCGGTACATTCGGGGCAAATAGAACACATACATAAAAGAGTCCGGACCTGATGAAGAGTCACCTGAGATACCTAAATCCCTGGTCTATAGGTACGGCCCCAGATGCGAAGCATCAATAGAGTCGGTAATACCTGCTTCAATACCGTGGTATGTGTATTTCGACCGAAGCCTTTATGGTGCCTAAGGACTCCATTGCCTCTACACCACATTATTCCCAAACATGAATGGTTTGAACGCTTCGGTAACTTGAATGGGGTCAATGCCAAAGATAATGTCGTGCGTCTGACCCTCTCTCAACATGCCGAAGCGCACTTGATGCTCTATGAATTGAATCATAACGAGAACGACCTTCTAGCACACCAAGCCTGTGTTGGTATGATCCTCAAGAAGCATCCCAAGGTCGTCAAGAAACGCAAAGCACCACGAAGAATGAAACGTAAGGCTCGAACCTCCTACAGGAAATTCTCATTATGAAATCTGGTGACCTCTTCGGTGACAATTATCCTCATTTTATCCAACCCGGTGCCCAACAAGTACAGGCGGTGTGTGGTATCTGTAATCATGGTATTGCACTTCAAACCGCCTGTCAAATTGATGGAGTGGCCTCCTGTTGGTATTGTTGGAAGGATCATGTCATTTCCAGGAATGTCTGTCCTTGTCCTTACCGACTACCTCAACCCCGTAAATGGATAGAACGTCCTAATACCGAAAAAGATCTGGCCTGGACAGGTCTTGCCTCCTGCTCCATGACCACTGTCGCCCAAACAGAAACCTTCATCAAGAATCCCACAGGTGGTCTATGAGATGGTCAAACCTCTACCGAAAAGTCATCACCAATCCCTTAGCCTATATTCACAATCGTTGGATCAATCCTAGTGATCGTGTGATTATTAAGCACCCTGACTATCCCCAGGGACACTATCATGATACCGATACGGTCATGATGTATGTGTTGTTTCAATTGCTGGTGGACTACATTGAAATTGAGTGTGGTAACTTTATCTCGATCCGCTATGAAACTCGCTGGCAAACATGGGGTCGCCGTGTACGAGAACTACCACTAATTCATTGGTTGGTACCCACGCCTCGTAATGCTCGCCGAGGACTTCATTATCTCAGATGGGAAATGACACTCAAGGATCACCCCACACAGGCGTTGTTTGCCAAGGAACTCTTCACCCTCTATCGGTTCTGGAAGCATGTACGACCTACCCGGATCGATCCCTTTGCCGCCTACCATAACCTTCGGGATGGCAAGGATTGGAAAGGACCGATCACCCCAGAGGAATCGAGCCGACTACGTGAGGCTGCGGACCTTGAAGCAACGTATGAACAAGAAGACACCGATATGCTACAGCGCATTGTCAAGGTCCGCAGTGGTATGTGGACATAAGGAGCCGTATGAGCCAACTCACCCCACACTTCAGCTTAAGAGAAATGACTCGTTCAGATACCGCGGTACGTTTAGGTATAGAAAACGTCCCCACGGCAGAACACCTGGCAAACCTTGTCCTACTATGCACTCATGTCTTAGAGCCCGTCAGAAGCCATTTTGGACCCGTCCGTGTCAATTCTGGCTATCGTTGCCTCGCCCTCAATATGTCCGTGAACCCCATGACCTCCACCATCAACAGACTCTCCAAACATTGCCTCGGTCAGGCGGTGGATTTTGAAGTAGAAGGAGTGACTAACGGTGATCTCGCTATCTGGTGTCGTGACAATCTACCGGAGTATCACCAAATCATCCTTGAATTCTATACACCCGGTCAATTGATGAGCGGGTGGGCCCATGTGTCCTATGTGGTGGGTCACCAGAAAAAAGAAGTCTTGACAGCGGCACGAATAGGTGGTAAAATAGTCTATTCATCGGGGATTCAACCATGAAGAAGTTCTGGCTGACAGTCGTGTGTTTATTTGTGATGTTATGTGCACCCTTGGTATCCTTTGACCAAATACCGAAGAGGATAGACCTTGTCTGGACTCCCAATCGTGAGGGGGATTTGTCTGGGTATAAGATATACCGCGGCATAAATAGTTGTGCAGATGCTTCATTGATGTACTTGGCGACTGTAGCGGCCCCGACGGCCGCATACACAGATATCATGATTCCTAGAAACACACAACTTGTGTGTTATGCGGTGACGGCATTCGATACTGCTCGGAATGAATCGCTATTCTCAAATAAGGTGAGCAAGACAGTGAATCTTGCCCCTTCGGCCCCGACCGCCCCATCTTTTCGTTAGGAGGTTCCATCATGGTTATCGTCGATTCCTCAACCGTTCGAGTGGATGGTACATACACTGAACCTGTCACTGAGACAGACCTTTCAGAGCTTGCCGACTTGGCGTATACCAATGTCTATTACAAGATTGCGAACAACCCTGCCGTTCGCGGTCCCCAAGTGCCTGCCTCTAAGGTTGCCGGTGGTGGTCTTATCAACACCTCCTTATTGGTGCCTATTGCCACAGGACAGAAATTGAATGTGGCATTCTGGGTCACGGCGACTGACTTATCGGGTCTAGAAGGACCAGCAACTCCTACCATCACGTTGTTGGTGGATCGTGTGGCACCATCTGCCCCAACGGGTTTTACTATCGCCTAGTAGTCTGGTTGAAGAAGCTATTGGGCCTAAAATAATGAGGAGTCTTTATTATGCGTGACGATGTGTTTAAGTTTATTGAATCTGTAGGACAGGTGGATGGACATACAGGACGGGTCACAGACGAGAACACTATCAAGGTGTACGCTGATCTAGTGGTCGAAGAGTATGAGGAATTTCGTGATGCGGTGACGGATGAGCAAAAACTCGATGGTGCGATGGACCTAATCTGGGTTGTCCTGGGATATTGCATTGCTCGTGGATGGGATGTCCCAGGTGCCTGGGGAGAAGTTCGACGCACCAATATGGCCAAGCTTCAGGTTGACCCTGCGACTGGGGTCCTCAAGCGACGAGCCGATGGGAAGATTCTGAAACCAGAGGGGTGGACGGGTCCCAACCTCACGCCTTTTGTGAACGGCGGTCAATAGTTCATTCAACCAGGAGGTTTTATTATGGCAGTTCGTTTGATTATGTTCAACAATGGTCTGCAAATTCTCGGTACCTTGGAGAAGAAGGATGAGGATGGCAAATCGGTAGTGATTAGCAAACCGGTACAACTGGTCATGATGCCGAGCGAAGACCCTACCAAGAAGGGGCAAGTGAATATGGCATTCGCACCCTTCCTTCAATATGCGTCAGAATGGGAAACCGGTATCTCCTTCATGGTGAACGATATTCTTACGGTGGTGTCCCCACTTCGTGATTTAGAGAACAACTACGGTACGACATTTGGGAGCGGATTGTTACTACCACCAGGTGTCGGTCGGGCTTAGTGCTTGACATTTTCAGTCTGTTGTGTTATCATACAGGATGAAATTTTTCACGAATGTTTCCTGCCAAGGTAACTACATCTACTATCGCGGTATCGATAACGGTCGGCGTGTACGCCTGAAAATGGAGTATGCGCCGACGTTGTTTGTGCCTGATGCCGGAGGAGTCGCCGCAGGATTCCTCACCGCCCCCACTGACCGTCAATGGAAAAACCTCCAAGGCAATCCTGTCAGTCCTATGAAGTTCGACAGCATCTCCGATGCGCGGGAGTTTGTCAAAAACTACGAGGACGTAGAGAGCTTCACGATCTATGGCAACTCCAAGTTTGAGTATGCCTTCATCGCCGATCAACACCCCGAATCTGAAATCCACTGGAACCTTGATTCTATCGTGACGGCGTTTATCGATATCGAAGTCGGGTCAGATGGGGGAATGCCTGATGTAGAATTGGCAAACAACCCTGTCACTGCGATCACGGTCAAATTTTCCAACGACCGTAAGTATTATGTGTTTGGCTGGAACGACTACACCCCACACCGCGAGGATATTGTCTGGACGCGATGTGAGAGTGAATTTGATTTGCTTGATAAATTCATGGCACTCTGGCGCGAACGAAGCCCAGATATCATTACAGGTTGGAACGTCAAGACCTTCGATATTCCCTATCTGATTAACCGTATGGTTGGTATGGACGGAATGGGGGAGGAACGCGCCCGGTGGCTGAGTCCTTGGGG